AGCGAAATGGCACGGTGGACATCTGGAAGTGGCTCCTGGGGGCCACGCTGACGGGCCTCGTCGCGATCTTCGGCATGCTGTCTGCGACTGATCGTGCGCGGGTCACGCAACTCGAAGACAGCAACCGGCGACAGGTCGAGATCCACAGCGAGATCACGCGGCAGATTGCGACGATTACCGCCAATCAACTGGCCGTGATGCAGACGCTGCGGGACAGCAGCGCCAAGCTCGACAGGCTCTTGCAGCTTGACGCACGGGGCGGGAAATAACCCGCTAAGAAGGAGATTCCATGGTACTCACCACCCGCTTCTACGAGTTCCTCGGCCTCACCCGCCATTCCATCGCCTTGTTCTGGGTCAAGTGGGCCGGCTTCGCGTGCCTCGCCGTGACGCTCGGCCTCGACCTCCAGGGCGACTACGGCTTCCCGAGCTGGCTGGTGAAGCTCGTGCAGCTCACCGCAGCGTTGACGATGGGATCGGCTGCGCAGCATCGCACCAGCGATCTTCCCACTCGCTAACAGAGAGAGGTCGGACATGGGCAATCCCTTCAAGGCACTCGGCAAACTCTTCGGCTGGATCGGGAAGAAGATGGCGGTGGTGCTGCACCTGGTCGCCACGCTCATCACCGACGAGCAGGTGAGCCTCGCGATGGTGTTCGTGCGGGAGGCCAGCACGAACATCGTCGGCAATACGAACCGCAAGGAGTGGGTGTCCGGGCAGCTTCAGCAGCGGTTCCACCTCTCGGAGTCGCTGGCGAACCTCATCACCGAGCTGGCACTCCAGGCCGTCAAGAAGCAGATCGCGAAGGGCGTGGACACGCTCGAGGATCTGTTGAGCGACGACGACGAGGCGCCCCCGCCCGCGTAGGGATCGCCCATGTACTCCGATCGAGCGGTGCAGGCGGCCGAGGCGCGACTCCTCACGGCGCCCGCCTTCCGGCCGACCTACCCCCAGGGGATTCCCGCCTACACGATCGACGACACCGCAGGCTACACGAACGATCTGCGTGCCGCGGTGGATGAGAAAGGCGTCCTCCTCCGCCGCCTCTCGCCAGAGGAGCAGACCTTCATCGCCGCCACCCTCCTGCGGATCAGCCTCGACTTTCGCTACTTCGCTGAACGCTTCGTGACCATTGATGCCGAGGGCTACGGCACCCGCCCCCTCTTCCCCTTGTGGGAGTCGCAAGCCTTCGTCCTCCAGATCCTCGGGGATCTCGAGTGGCAGCGCGAGCAGGCGGGCCACCCCGACGGGCTCCTCCTCAATATCCTGAAAGCGCGCCAGCTCGGGATCTCGACGCTGGCGGAGGCCCTGATCGCCCACCGCGTGCTCACCCGCGGGAGAGTGCGCGCGCTGGTCGGCGCTGATGTGGAGGATCAGGCCGGCTACCTCTTCCGCATGGTCGACAGGTTGTACCAGGCCCTCCCGTGGTTCCTGAAGCTCCAGCGGGTGAACTTCGTCAAGAACCGCGAGATGGTCTTCAACAACCAGAGCTATGTGAAGACGGCCTGGGGCAAGTCCACGCGCGGCGCGCTCCAGTCGGTCACGGGCACGGAAGGATCGAAGGGCGCGATTGGGCGTGGGCAGACCTTCGGGACGGTCCACATTAGTGAGCTGGCCACCTGGGACAACCCCGAGCAGCTCGACAGCTCGCTGCTGCCCGCGATCCCGATCGCGCCCTCGACCCTGGTGCTGTTCGAGTCCACCGCTGAGGTCGCCGGCGACTGGTGGCACACGCACTGGCTGGCGGCCGCTGCGGGCGAGGGGCGCTTCACCAACGTCTTCATCCCGTGGTACGCCGAGCGTGCCAAGTACAGCTTGCCGGCGCCCCTCGACTGGACGCCCACCTCGCACACGCTCCAGCACGCCCGGAAGTGTGAGCACGACGCGCCCCTCACGCTCGGCCACGCCACCACGCTGCACCGCGATCAGCTCTACTGGTACGAGCGCACGCGCAGTTACTATCAGAAGAAAGGCGAACTGAGCAAGTTTCTCCGGGAGTATGCGAGCGACGCGATCGAGTGTTTCCAGTACAGCGGCCGGGCGATCTTCACCCTTGAACAGCTCGAAGCGATTGATGCCGCGGGCAGCCGCCGCGGCCGGCCGATCGACGTGTGGGCGGTCGAGCCCGCGCGCGAGATTGCCGAGCTGCGCCGCCTCCCGGCTGCCGACGCCTCGCGCCCAGACCGCCGCCCCCTCCCTCCACTCGCGCCCCGGCTTCCGCTCTCGACCCTGGCGACCGCGGCTGAGGCGTATCCCGTGCCCCCCGGCTATGGCTTCCGCCGCCTCAGCCCCTCGGATCTCCAGGCGCTCCCCTCGCTCACGTCCTCGGTGCTGGCGATCTGGGAGTACCCTCGCCCGCGCGGTCGCCGCCGCTACGTGATGGGCGTGGATGTTGCCGAAGGGCTGGCGCTGGACTACTCGGTCATCACCGTGGTCCGCCTCCCGACGATCGAAGAGCCCGCCGAGGATGTCGCCCAGTACATCAGCAACACGGTCGACACCAAGCAGTTAGCGTTTATCTGTGATGCGATTGGCCGCTTCTACATGGATGAGGATGGCATCGAAGCCCTCGCCGCGATTGAAACCGGCGGCCCCGGCCTCGCGACCCAGGACACCTTGCAGCTCCACCTCGGCTACGCCCACTTCTACGTGTGGGAGTACGCCGATGCCGCCAACCCCGACCGGCGCTTCTCGACCAAGCTCGGCTGGGTGACCAGCACCCGCACACGCCCGATCCTGGTGACCAGCTTCCACGATGCGATCACCACGATCGATCCGATTGGCGGCCTCCCCGACTTCGTCCTGAACTCGCCCTCGACGCGCGCCGAGCTGCGCCACTTTGTGTCCGCGACCGGCCGCACCGCGGATGCCGAGCACGCGCGCGGCCAGCACGATGATTGTATTTTCAGCGCCGCGATCGGCTACTATGTGGCGTGGCGATTGGCGGGGGGCGAGACCGAGCCCATTGCCGAGCGCCGCCGACGACGCACGGCGCTCCAGCAGCAGCAGGCTGGCGACGACGCGCAGCCCCTACGGGACTACCGGAACTCGGACGCGACCGCTGAGGAAGCGGATCGGGCCCAGGAGGAGGATGATGAGTTCGCTGATGCCCTTGCCGGCGATGCCGGCCTCTACTTTGCCTCCAGTGGCGACGCCCGGAACCGCGTCGACTAGCCGGGCGAGTGTGCCGGCCGCCCTCACGGCAGCCCCCACCCCATCGAAACTGACGATCCGCGCACGATCGCCGCGCCTCATCGCCGTGCGGCTCGCCACGCCGCAGGCCGTCCACCTCGCCGACGGGCGGGAGTTCCCGGCGCGTGTGGGCGACTGGCTGATCACCCACGGGCGGACCACCGTGGATCTGGTGGGCGACTCCCAGCTCACCGCGCGGTACACGGTGGACGACGAGGGCGCGCGCACGCTCTCCTCAGCGATCTGCGCGCGGCTCGAACAGACCACCGGCGTGGGGTCGACGCGCACGCCCGAGGATCTGTGCACCGCGGTCGAACGCCTCGCGAAGATCGCCGTGGGCACCATCCAGATCGACTTCACGCCCGGCCAACTGGAGGAGATCGCGTACCGCGCCACCAAGCGGGGCCACACGATCACACAGGAGCTGCAGGCGGTGGTGGACCGGATTCGGGAAGAGCTGTTCTGGAAGAGCTGACCATGCTGGTGCAACTCTTGTCCACGCGGGGGAGTCGCCTGATCGCTGTCCCGTCGCCAGCGCCTCCACGCTGGTGCATCCCCGTGCCCCCACCACGGTCTCTCCAGTCGCCCGCGACACCGCCACAGTGCCGCCGAGTCCCCGTGCGGGAGTACCTTCGTGTAGACGCGCACACGTACATAGAGCGGGAGGGATAACCCCTGGCGTTACATGACTTCTGGTGCACGGTCTGCGGCCACGTCGAGACCGATGTCTCCCGCTCCGCGGCGACCGGCGCGCGCGGTGACCCGCCGTGGCACTGTGCGCAGCCTATGGCGTGGCTGCCCGGCACCACCGCCATGGATGTGGGTGGGGTGAAGACCGCAGGCTTTCGTGCCTTCGAGACCACCGACGGCCGAGGAGATCCTGTCCAGATCGACTCGCTGCGCAAACTCCGCCAGGTCGAGCGTGAGAGCGAAGTCCACACCAGGAATGGGGAAGGCCAGCCGCTGATCTTCCGCCGGTGGGCGCAGGGCGACTCGAACAAGGATCAGCCCACCCTGAGTAAGGATTACCGCGGAGGCGAGCAGCCCACCAAGGCCGCCGCGCACAGATTCGGCTCAACCCTGAAGCGATCCACCGAGGTGCCTGACCACACCTTTGGCCCGGCCGTCAACGAGTCGAACACGTCGGCGCTCCCGGTGAGTGGCAAGGCGTAACGGTGATGGCCAGGTACAGGCCGCATGGATCCTGTCGCTGGTGTGGTGGCGCACTATGTGAGGGGCAGATCGACTTCTGCTCCAGATCCCACACTGCTCGTGCTCGGCAGGCCGAGCAATCCCGCCGTGCTCAATCACAGCAGGATGTGTGGCTCACAGCCGGTGTGAAACTCTGTGCTTGCTGCCAGCACGATGTTCCGTTCCCGGCGGGGTACTACTTCAAGCGGGGAGATGGGCGGAATCGAGATCACTACGACAGCGTCTGTAGGTCGTGCAGAAACGCAAAGACGAAAGTGTACCAGGCGCGTCCTGAGAACGCAGCAAAGGTACTGGAGTGGAAGCACCGCCATTACGAGCGGGTAGGTCGATTCGCGACACGCGACAAGGCTTACAAGAAATTCAATGCCGATCGTGCCGCGTACGATCTCCAGTTTCAGGCTCAGCACTCGTGCTGCGCGATCTGTTTACGACCACCTGCTGAGGGTGAGGATCGGTTTGCCTTCGACCATGATCACACGATCGGTCTCGCGCGTGGCGTGCTCTGTCCAGCCTGCAACGGCGCACTTGGCTCACTGAGGGACCGCCGCGATCTGCTCCTCGCTGCGATCCGGTACTTGGAGTACTGGGAGGCGCAGCATCGCCTCGCGGAGACAGCCAATGGAATTTAGCCCCTCTCAAGTTTTGGACCTTCCCGCGACCTCCGCCGAGACCCTCGCGCACGGCGACCTCCGCGTCCTCGGCTGGCTCAAGGAGTGGATCCAGGAAGGCGACCTGATCAACCGCTCCGACCCCAGCTACGAGAACATCCAGCGCGCCCAGCAGTACATCGTGGGCGAGCAGCTCTCGACCGAGCAACGACGGCTCAAATACCTCCCGCAGATCACCATCAACGAGACCCGCAAGGCGCTCCAGGCCCATGTGAGCGCGATCACCGACCTCAAGCCTGTGGTGGGCTGGCGCAGCAATCCCGAGTACCGGGTCCAAGCCGATCTTCTCAACCAGTACCTCCTGGCCGAGTGGATCACCACGATGATGGATCTCGACCTGGGCGACTGTGTGAAGTACAGCTTAGCTGGCGGCACAGGTGACCTCGTGGTGGACTGGGATCCGCACGCGCCCCTGGGCGGCGCCCACCAGCTCACCGCGCGCGACGCCCGCGACACGCTCCCGCTGCGCCCCTCCTACGGCCGATCCATCCAATCCTGGGAGGGCCTCTGCCTGCGCGAGGAGCACACGGTCAACGTCCTGCGTGGCATGTACCCGACCAAGGCGCACCTCTTCAAGTCCTCCTCAGATACCGCGCTCGGCACGATCGTCGGCCGATTCCGCACCGGGCTCTCCAGGCTCCTCTCGCCGGCCGATCCGCTCGACCAGATCAGCTCAGGCTCCGCGGCGACCGCGCGCCGTCGCCATCGCGGCTCCCTCGTCCTCTACAGGGCGTATTTCCACGACCGCACGCGCAACCTGACCACCAAGGATCTGCTGATGGGCACGCCCGGATCGAACTGGTGCTATGTGGTGAAGCCCACCGAGCCCCTCTACCCGCGGGGGAGGTTGGTCGTCTCGACCGACGACGCGATCATCTACGACGGCCCGAACACGTACTGGCATGGGCTGTTCCCGGTGTGCCGGCTGAAGCTCTGGAGCGTGCCCTGGCAGTTCCTCGGCATCCCGCTCTTCAACGATCTCCTGCCCATCCAGGACGCGCTGAACGACACGATGCACGACATCCGGCTGGGCATCCGCCAGTGGATCGACCCCGACATCACCTACAACCGCAACGCGGTCTCGGAAGCGACCATGCGTACCATGGATCCGCGGCGTCCGGGCAAGCGCGTGAAGGTGATGCCCGGATTCGGCGAGCCCTGGAAGAAGGAAGAGGGGCCCAGTCCCCAAGTCCTCTCGATGGCGCTGGACCTCTGGGAGAAGCTCACGCAGAAGTTCTCCGACATGGCGGGCACCGCGAACCTCTCCGCCCTCCTCCAGCTGCGCCAGCTCCCCTCCGCCGACACGATCCAGAAGTACTACGAGGCGCTCACCCCCGAGATCCGATCTGAGGCGCGCGCGGTGGAAGCCTTCCTGCGCGACCTCTCGGAGATGGTCAAGGTCAACTACTTCCAGTTCCTCTCGACCGCCAAGCGCGTGCAGATGCTGGGCGGGGGCGGGGTGACGCTCAACGACTTCGACTTCGACCCTGGCCAGATGGTGCCCGCCCTCCTCCCCGGCCAGCCCGGCTACACGCCCGAGCTGGACGCCAACACGACCACGCGAGACGAGCGCGCCCAGTTCTTCCACAAGCAGTTCCTGTTCGTGGTGGCGCCCAACTCGGTCCTCGCCATCGACGCGACCGAGCGCAAGATGCTGCGCGTGCAGCTCGCGCGCCAAGGGTATTACGATTTCTGGAGTCTCCATGAAACCCTGGAGACCCCGAACGTCGGCGCCCCACCCGCGATCCCGCTCCCCCCACTCGAACCGCCGCCGCCTACCGTGATGCAAGGCATGCTGCTGCAGATGACGCAGCCCGGCGTGATGCAGGCGATGTTGGGCGGCATGGCCCCTCCACAATTCACCGACCCCGACACCACCCGCACCTTCACGCTGGACGTGCAGAGCGGGCAACTCCTCGAGCTGCGCGTGCCGACCACGGTCACGGAGCGACTCTCGGCGCAGGCGATGCTGGGAATCGGCCAAACGGTCTCGCCTGTGGGGCGGAAAGCCTCTGGGCAAGCGCCGCCGAAGAGCGAGGAAAAGTCGGATGGGCGCACCACGATCACGGAGTCGGAGAAGTGATCGATCCATGGGGGGCTTGCTTTCGCCCCGCACTCCGTCGACACTCTGACCTGTGAACCTGATCTGGGGGAAGCGGCGCAAGTCGATCACCACAGACATCGAACTGCCCTCCGAGCGCGCCCAGAAGACGCCGGATGTGCTGGGGGCTGCCAGAAAGGCCGGCGAGGGCTTCAAGGAATTGAAGAAGCGCGGGCTGGTCGGAGCGAGGTCACCAAGTAAGCGGTAGGAGGGAGCCTTGACCAAGCAGGCGAAGGCCACGATGCCTACGATGGACCGGGAGTACCAAGCCGAGGACGACCACCGCACGATGATGCGCGCGGCTGAGATCGGCACCGACCGTGGGCGCATGGGCGGGGTGAAGCGCCACCAGCGGAAGCAGGTCAAGGCCATGAGCCTGATGCAACGCACGATGTTGAAGGGAGGCCGGTAATGGCATTCGGCAAGAACCAGGCGCCGCCGTTCGGCAAGTCGGGGAAGAGCGGCAAGTCGGGCAAGGCAGGCAAGCCCATGAGCAAGGGCGGGAAGAAGGCCGCCCCGATGCAACGCTCGATGATGTCAAGGAGTCGCTGATGCCCGAAGGCACGTATGAAGTCACGACCCGCGAGAAGCCCGGCTACCAGCCCGTCAGCAAGGGGCCGCTTCACGTCTACGGCTCCCCGAGCGTGATGAAGCGCCGTGAACGCTCGCTCCAGATGATCGCCGAGCGCCA